CAAAATTACCTGAGATCCCTTGATCAAAGAACTTCTGCATTACAGATACAACCTTGATGTATCCATCATTATCAGGCATGTCCCATAACAAAGTGTAATAAGACATCAACTTTTTATATCCTGGAACTATTTGCTTGAGAGGTCCTTTTTTTGATTTTTTAACAGATAAGAAATCTCTTGGGGGTTCGATACCATTGGTTTCGTTAGATACCACTGAAGATGACTCACTAGGCATCTGTGCTGTAAGTGTAGAATGTCTTAGTCCGTGTTCTTTAATATCTTTTCTTAAAGCATTCCAATCACATTTGTATTCAGGTTTAACTAATTCATCGACTTCTTTCTTATAGTGATCAATAGGCAGTAATCCTTCTGAGTATTTAGTTCTATCGTACCCATCACACGCACCTCTTTCTCTTGCTAGATCATTAGATGCTTTGAGTAGATTGTATTGAAATGCTTCTGTAAGTTCGTGTACAACTTTGTGTGCTTCTGGATCAGAATACTTTACTTTATGTCTTGCTAGATAATGTGCTAATCCTATGTATCCTATTCCTAAACTTCTTCTAGACTTAGTAGATCTTTCTGCTGCGATAACTGGATATTGCTGATAATCGATAACTTCTTCTAGACCTCTTACTGCCAAATCACACAGATTAGGCAATTCAGATAGATCGTCTTTAAGTGTGCCCACATTAATAGCAGATAAAATGCATAAAGCAATCTCACCCTGTCCATCAATGTGGTCTATAGGATATGTGGGTAAGGTAATTTCTTGACACAAGTTAGACATGTTGATTTTATCTAAGAATGAACTATGACTGTTAGAATGATCAATGTTCATGATATAGATTCTGCCAGTCTCTGCTCTTTCTTTAAGCAAACCTGTAATCAATTCTCTAGCACTTACTTTCTTTTTGGGTATAGAAGTTGCTCTTTCGTACTTCTCATACATCTCGTCAAACTCAGGTGTACCAAATGCATCATACAATCCTGAAACATCATGTGGAGAAAATAAGGTTATCTCACCATCACTTAAGAATCTTTCGTAGAAGAGTTTACTGAGTTGGATGCTGTAGTCGAGTTTTCTGACTCGGTTGTCTTCAGATCCTTTGTTGTTTTTGAGAACGAGGATATCTTCGATTTCAGCATGCCATATAGGGAAATGCACTGTTGCTGAACCACCTCGTACTCCATTTTGAGTGCAGCAACGAACTGTTGCTTCAAATTTTTTAAGGAAGGGAATAACTCCTGTATGTTGAACTTCTCCTCCTCGAATTTTCGAACCGATCCCACGGATCCTACCAGCATTGATACCAATTCCTGCCCTTTGAGCAACATAACGACCCACAGCCATATCAGAACTAAAAATAGAACCCAAAGTATCGTCAGTATCAACAAGAACACATGATGCAAACTGTCTAAGAGGAGTTCGCACACCTGCCATAATCGGTGTCGGAATGTTGATTTTAAATGTTGAAATTGCATCGTAATACCTCTTTATATAACTGAGTCTGGTTTCTTTCGGGTAGTTATGAAAGAGTACACATGCGATGCACATGTACATGAACTGTGGTGTTTCAAAAACTATGTTTGTTGATCTATCTTGTACCAGATACTTATCAACCACTTGTCGTAAACCAGCATATGTAAATTCTAAATCTCTATCATGTTTGATAAAAGAATCTATCTTATCCCATTCTTCATCAGTGTAGTATGTTATTAAACTGCCATCATACACACCTTGCTGATTGTTTCGGATAACCATGTCTTTAATGGGTGGATAGATGTCTTGATCTTTCCATTTAGTATTAAAGACTTGTTTGCGTATAAGGAATAGAAGTAATCTGGCAGCAACATACTGATAGTTTGGACTTTCTAAAGATATAAGATCGGATGCTGATTTGATCAATATGTTTTGTATATCTGTAGATGTTATACCATCAAAGAATTGTAACCCACTATTCATTTCAACCAATGATTCAGACACACCTGTAATACCATTACATGCTGCTGATACCATTTTATGAATCTTATCTAGATTGAGTTCTTCTTTCGTGCCGTCTCTTTTTACAATAGAAATGTTTTCCATTATGTCCTCTTATATTGTCCTAGTTTCAATTTTGCTGATAATCCTTGATAGACATTATTTTCTATCGTATCCATTACTGTATCTATACCCAAAGCATTCACCATTTCATTGATGTCTTTGAGTTCTCCTATTCTTTTGTCATCCCAAATAACCACTCGCCATCCATCTTCAATGACTTGGGAAATTTTATTTAGAATTTGTATAGATCTTGGTTCGTTGTCATAAATGAGTATTGCTTGTTCTTTAAGTCCTTCATCTAGTTTACCAAAATCTGATCCTGCCACTGCTATACTATTGGGCAAGAATAAACTATCTAGTGGTCCTTCTGTGACATAGATAGGTTGAGTCGCGTCAATCTTATTGAGATTGAAGATAAGAGGTTCGTTCTCATCAAACTTCATGGTAAGATAACGAAGATTGCTATCACCAATGGCTCGACCTGTGACACCTATAAGTGTGCCATCAAGAGAGTAGAAAGGCAAGATGATTCTCGCATCATTGCCTAAGATTCTCTCACGATACTTATCGCATATACTACTTAGTTCTTGTGCGTTTCTAATGAACCATATGTCTTTCCATGCTTCTTCAGGTATGTTTCTATTGACAAGATACTCCTTTGCCTCTTCTACATTGACTGCCTTTTCGCACACTTTAGACAAAGGATGCTTGGGTTTGAACTTGGGTTTAAAAGCATGAGAGGGTGGAAGTTTTTGTTTCTTCTTACCACCATATATCTCTTTGATAAATTCTTTATAGAGTATAGAATCTTGTTCTTTTAGGAATGCTTTGAATGAAGTGGACATACCACAGTTGTGGCATTTGTATACATAACTGCCTTTGTATAAGAAGTGATATCCTCTTGCTTTGTGTTCATGCTTTTCACTATCACCACAGTATGGGCAACTATGGTTTAATAGATCTTCGGTCTTCCATTTAGCATTGCTGAATCTGGGAGTAACCAGACGCAAATACTTTTTCTCTAACCATAATGTCATACAGATATTGTACTTTATAATCGGAATGTTGTAAAGGTGGTTTTAGTTTTCTAGATCTTTTTCTAGATCTCTATAGTATTCAACTATGGAGATTATCTTTAATATGTATGCTTTCATTTCAGCAGTATTATAAGATAAGTTTTTGTAGTCATCTGGGGAAAGAGCATAGTATGCTAACTCTGGTGCTAGACCTTGATCAACAAGATCTAAATACTCTCTCATGACATCAGGAGTTAATACTTTCCATTTGATTGGTTGTGTACTCACACCTGTGGGCATGGGTGGATGATACAAAGGAATGTTCATCGTTGCCCTGTTTACTTGTACTTCAGATATCTGTGGTTGATATCCACCAAGCATTGAGCAACCACTAATCGTTAGGATTGCTATTATCGTTGCTATCTTCTTCATATTGTTCTGGGTCAGTTAGGTTTTCAATATCTTTAAAAACACCTGTTGTGCCTTTGTTAATAATCTTTTCAATAAGTCCAGGTTTCCCAAGAGTAAGTCTGTCCATATCATGACCTGCATACTTGTCAGCGAGGTCTTTGATCTGCTTATCAGCATCCCTTGCCTTTTTAGTCAACTCCGAATTTGCCTTCTGCATTTGCTCAAAATTGCCCTTAATTTGTTCCAAATTGGCATTCAAATCTGCGATTTCATTGCGAAATTTGGTCTCATTTGCAACTGCCCTACTTATGTCACCCATTAGGGTCTCTATCTTGCTGGAAGTGTAGTTGTAGTATAAAAAGAATGCAAGGCAAACCGATGCCAATGCTCCTATAAGTATTTTAGACATATCTCTTTTATCTCACCTGTTTGGTTGTTTTCTAGAACACACGTGTATCCTCTCTTCAAGTCAAACTCTAAAAGTTTATGTTCATCATCTATGATACTATCGTATTCTTCTCCAGTAAACTGGGTTCTGGTAAAAAGTTTAAAATCTTTATCATCTAAAGAATGTTTCTTTTTTTTCTTTTTTCGCCAAGTTGCTATATCGTCACCTGTACCTACTACAGATGCACCTGTTGCGTTCACAGGTGCTTCTTCTTTCATTTTCTGAAACATGGTCTGTAGTTCTAACCAATTCATTTTACATCATCCCCTGTGATGAAAACAATGTCACCATATTCGTGTAATGCTGCATATACAGATACACCAAACACTTTACCTTTCTGTTCTAAAATGCTAACTTGAGTGCGGTGATCATAGATCTTGTCGTTTTGTTCTAATCTTCTACGAATGTAGTATTTGCCACCAAGTACAAGTTCGTCCAAATAGATACCCTCATTAATTTCTTCTGCTGTAAGGGATCCCTCTTCCTTGATGTGATGATAAATTTTCTCACACAACTCTTCCATCTGATCTCTATTGAGATCTTGATCTTCTTTAAGTAATGCGAGTGCTACTGCATAAGATGCTAATCTGGTTTTACCAAATGGCACCTTCTCTATGATTTTTTTAAGATTAAAGACTAATCTGTGTAAAAATGAATAAGCATTACGATCTTCGGTTGATAATAACTCTCGCTCTTTGATGCGATTGCCTTTATCATCAATGATTCCTAGTTCGTATGCTTTTTGTTTTTTGAATGGTGTGGTTAGAAGTCGAAGTATTCTAAAAACTATTAATGTGTCTACTACTCTTGGCATTATAATTTTCTCAAAAGTTCTGTGACTGTCATGTCAATTTGGATTTCAGGTTTATAATCTTCCTGTACATATCCAAGATATAATAACATCGTCTTAATTGTTCCCCAATACTTAGTCTTCTTTAATGGAATTTTGTATTCTAACATTCGATGACCAGCATCAAATCCAAATACATTGAACAGTACGATGAGATGATTTAAGAGCAATCGCTCTTTTAATTCACCTTGCTCGTGATAACGATACAACAATCTTTTGAGATATCTAAATCTGCGTAGATCATCGTAGAACTCATCAATGCTTTCGCATTGTGGGTTATCGTAGTATTTGATTGCGTACAATGTAAAGTTGTCGCTGTTTAACTTGTCAAACAATTCCATAATGTAAAATATATTTAGTCTGTTTTAGACTAATGAACCAAATACTTTATATGATCCAGTTTGTTCGTGCCTTTCCCAAGCAATCTTGAGAGATCTTCCAGCACCTCTTTGCCCATCATCAACTGTGATTTCTTCAGGACCCTCTTCGCCAGTCTTTCCAAAAGTACCACCAAATTGAGTGATTGGCATTGAGACCTCACCACTAGTGGTAAGGTCTTGTTCATTGATTGCCAATAGATCGAAATCTACACCAATAGTTTGCAACTTTTGGTATAGTTGATGAACAGCAGATTCTACATTTAGAAACTCTCTCTCAGCCATTGAACCCAACCATGAGTTAACTCTGTTAACTACTTGATCATCTTCAATGTAATGTGCTCCTGGAGATACTTGTGACATATCTGCAGATGCACCATCAAAAGCACCTAGTGTTTCGCTTTCGTTGATAAACTGTCTAAATTTTTTCATACTGTTCTATCCTATTAATTATGCTACACTGATGTCAGCATATGTTCCTGTACCTGTTGCACCGACTCTGTCACCAGTGACGAATGCTTTATCTGATACAGTTGATGTACCATCGTCTACGATAGTACCACTGATTGTTTGTGCACCAATTGATAAATCTTCAGTTTGTGATGGAACTGTGAATGTGAATTCTGCTTTGTTGCTATCAGTTACAGCACTTGCTGTAGCAGTGACAGAACCTGTAACAGATCCTGTGACAACTAATGTAGCACCATTAGTAACATCAACTCTTTCATTCCATGCAACAACAACTGTTCCTGTATCACCTTGATCGTAAGATGCGTCTTTAAAGTAGACAGAAGTAATTGTTGCCTCTGCTATAGCAGTAGCAAGATTGTTACCACCAGATACAGCAACTAATAATTCTGTTTGAACTCTAGAACCTACAGTTTTATCGATTTTCCAACCAGTCGCATCAGCATATGTTCTTGTTTTTTCTTCGGTAGTAAGATATTTTGGTTTATCTTCAGCACCGTCTGTTATACCCCATAATGGCATGATTTTCTCCTAGTCTCTAAATGCTACACTTGTAGCATGTATATTTGCGGATGCAGTCAGAGTATCTGTAGGATCTTTTTCTATAAAGATCGAACCAGATGCTGGTACATACGCAGTTCCTATTGTTGAAGCACCACTGGTTGCTAGAGTAACCTCTACAGCACTAGTGGTGGTGTTAACGACAAAACAAAGTGATGCCGTGTCCACATTATCTGCAGAACCTAAAGCAGTTGCACTTCCTAATAATTTTAATACTTTCATTTATCGTCCTAATTTTTTCGCCACACCTAAAATTTTAGATATGGTTTGTTGAAAACTTCTTTTGTCCTTTTGTAGCAACTTGAGATACTGTGCTCTCGTTGCTGGTTTAATTTTATTTAGCATCATATAAACAATCTTTGCATCATTTGCTTTGAATGGAAACTTCTTAAGGTCATCTGTTGTGACAGTATAAGGTTTGTTCCCATCTGCTGCTTTTTTAATTTGGTTGAAGATGTTTCTATCTGCTTGGTCTTGCTGTCCACCTTTAGAGTTCTTCTTACTCTTAAAGGCATCCATAGCAGTTTGTCTTACATCATCATCACCTGCTTCAGCATACTTGCCTCCAGCCATTTTAGAGATCTTATCTAATTTCATATTTAGATCTCTATCATTCTTTGCTTGAGCAACTGCTCTAGCAATCTTCTTATTTCCAGCATCACTTGCCATACCAAAGTCGCCAAGTGCTGCTTCCATAATTTGCTTAGTTATAACGATGTTCTCTTGAACATTTTTGATATAACCCAGTCTTCTTAACTTTTCTTTAAAGTTTCTCAATCTTCCATCCAATTTGCTAAACTCTTCATCAGTTGCCTGAATCACCTTATTAGTTATTTTGTGAAATACATGCCCATGCATTTTCACTGCCTCTTTCTTTTTTTCAGCAAATTCATCTGCACTTAATGGTTTATCCAACCCATGCATTTTAATTGCTTTCATTGCCTTTACCCAATCAGGGTGATTCTCATCCTTGGCAAGAGGAATAAGATAATATTGCTTCATAACTTTATGCTGGTTTTGCTTTACCGATTTTGCCTTTTACAACTCCTTTCTTCTTAGCAGGAGTAAATAATTGCTTAGATGCATGCATATGTGCTTCAGATTTTGTTATCTTTAGTTCTTCGATAGGCATTGCTCTTTTGAGTCCTACTCTTTCGAATACAACATCATAATGAGATACTGTACCATCTTCTGCTAAAGTATGTTCTGTAGATACACATTCACCTAAACCAAACTCTTCATGAGCAACATGGGTTGCGCAATCATGAGCGATACCACCATTTGCTTTTGATGGTTCGTTTGCTTCTTCAACTTCGTCTTTATCTTTTTTAGATTTACGATGAGGAATATCGGCACCCTTCTCTTCGTCTTTGACATTTTTGCTTATTGCTTTGCGTCTTTTTGTAAGATACTTATCAGTTGAATCATGGTCACCATCGTTATCGATGTCTTTGTCACCATGACCTACAGGATCCATTCCTTCACCATCATCATCTTTATCAGTGACAGGTGCTTTCTTAGATTTCTCTAGCAGTTCTTTAACTGCTTCTTGCATAGGGTCGGTTTTTAAGTCTCTATATTCCATTGTTCTTCCTATTTTTGTAGATTAATGTTAAGTCTCTTCGCATGTTTGTTGAAGATATCTCTAACTGTTTTGTTTTTGTTTTCGGGTCTCATGAAATCATCTGCTAATTCATCATCAGATAAGTATTTCATTTCTAAATCCCTGATCAATTTAACTCCTTTTGGCGAACCTACTTTGGTGTTGCCTGGAACACTCTTCATTAACTTTTGAAACCCTTTGATTGCATTCCCTCTAATTCGTGGATTGTTATCAAAGATACCAAATGCCATGGTTCCTTCTGTGACTTCAAATTGACTAATTCGTTTTTTAAGTTTGAGATAATCTAATGCGAGTTGCTCAGGATTCTCTATTAGTTGCTGGATAGTTTCCTGAAGATCTACTTCCGTTGTGACTTCTTCTAAAAGTGCATCTATTTCAGCAAATTCTTCTTGCTTCTGTGCGTTTTCTTCGAGCACAGGAGCCATTTGCCCTCTGACACTATCGAGTTGGTCTTTCCAAGATTGTCTATAATTTGCCATAGTAGTCTCTCGCTTTTATATTATTTATATGATTTAATGTTCTAGTTTCTCTATCTTTAGCACTAAATCGTTTATTCCTGGGAGTACACGATGGTACATTTCTCCTGGAATGTGATATTCATCACCTTCAATTAATTCTACAGGGAACTCACCATTGTATTGTAGTTGCCATCCCTGTCCTTCTAGCACTGTAATCTTTCTAGTTTCCTGATCACGATGCCATACAAACTCACTCTCGTCTTGTAAATGATCTAGAGTGCGTATGTTTCCCTCGTCAATATAAGGTTTACCAATAGAAGTTTCCACCACCTGATAATCCCAATTGACCTGCATATCTAGGCAAATTACATGCCCAATATGCAGCACTTGTTTTGTCTTTTTGCTGAGCACATTTATGCCTTGCTGCGAATGATTTTCTTGCTGCCTTGTCTTTAAGTTTAATTTTAAGACCAGATGTATCACCCCATGTCACCTTTTTAATGTTGCCTGTAGATGGATCTTTTACATACACATAGTATTTCTTCGGACCACCTGCTTTGGGTTTGTTAAGTTCTACATCTTCCCCATCAACCTTTGCTTCGATCATGGGTCTTTCTAAAGGAACTGCTCTGCCTTCGTATAGAGCATACTCAGGTTTGCCTGTGAAATCATGATCACATTCGCACAGATGTTCCTTAAAAGTTTTCACTAAACTGCTCCTTTACCATTCCATTGGACGATGCCATTCATCTTCCATTTGTTTTTCTTAGCAACTGAAATAGGCACAATTGCTTTATCTTTCATTTTGCCAGATTGCACCCATATTGATTTCTTTGCTTGTTGTGCTTCTTTTTTATCTGGCACACCTTTAACTATTTTCCACATGTCACCATTGACTCTAGTCATAACGATAAATGCTTCTTCTAGTTCTTGTTTATGTTCTAAAAATGTTTTCATTCTTCAAATCCTTTGAAATTAAAAAATGCATTGGACTTACCTTGTGCACTCTTTCCACCTGTGTCGGTGAATGTTAAGTTACCAGAAAAGAATGGACTTCCGTCTGGTGATAAAAATATAATGTTCGCATTATTAGTTCCTTCGTTGTGCTTAACTGTAAGCAAGAAGTCTCCTTTTACATTGTTAATCAATTCTTTCATCTTTGCACTAGTCCTTGAACTAATGACTGTTTGTTTCTTTTCGTCTTTACCTATCGCAGCATAGAAGTCATCACTTCCATCTAACCCAAGTAAGAAAAGCATTCTATCATTGATCTCTTTCTTATGACTCATATAGTATGTATCAAAGATTTCAACTATGAGTTGAATCACTGATTGATGTGATGCTTTTGCTACTGCTCTTGCTTCTTCTTTACTCTTACCTTGTTTCATGTAATTAGGTATGATGTTTTGCAAGTCAGTTAGTTGCTGTATCTGTGAACGAGAACCAAAGTCTTTCGCAAATTGTTCTATAAAATCTGGTGTACTGCGTTCTGCTTTACCTGTATCATAGAACAAAGTTTTTAAGAACGATATGTAAGTTGAATTTGCCAAATTGATGTTGCTGGTCTTATATGACTTTAGAGATGCGTGTATCTCGTCTACAACTTGTTTCTCATTCTTCTTAGTGACTGTGATCACCAAATCTGCTTTGGTTGTTCCTTTGCCACTGTCACCTGTTAATTCTATTTCAAACTCTAAGAATTTGTAATCTAATGCTGTTAAAACATCAGCAAAGATAGCATCAGCCATTGCTTTACCTGCTGCCATTTGTCTTTTAATATCTTTTTGTTCTGAAGGGTTTAACAGTTTTTTAAGTTTTGCTGTATCACTTTTAAGTTCTGCTTTCAATGCAGGCAATTTAGTTCTTATGCCTAAAGATGCTGGCGAGTTCTCTATATTCTTTGCTAATTCAACTGCTGTCACGATCTCTGAAAAGTATCCCAGCAATGACTTAGCATCTACACCTTCTGACACTGTCTTAGGTAGAGTGACAGGAATACGAACTCTTTGACCAAACTGAATTTTAGAGAATACTTTTTTAAAGATAGATTTGACTTTCTTTAGTCCTCGTTGTATAAGACCTCGTATATTGAGTTCTTCTATTTGAGTAGTATGTTCTAAAAAACTTTTCATTATATTATGATTGCCTTACAAACACGTTTCCAGATGAGTTAAAATAAAAATCTCCGACTCCTACACCACCTGATGCAGCAGCAGAGTCATTAGAAAAAGGAAAA